GTGAATCCAGACATTGCCGTGGATCTCCGTAGAGATACGGAGGAGTTAGCCAGCCGGGTGGTCAACCGCGGGTTAGACCCTCTTCTCATTGACCTCCCCTCTTTAGGGAAGGCCTATGACAGAGGACTATCTCGCGGCGCTTTTGACTGGGAAGACTATCCTAGGTCTCTCCGTAGGAGCGGTTCTTTACCGCATCTATTTGAGGCTCTCCTGGTTCGTTCGTTTTCACGAACGTACGGTTACCTCATCGACCCGGATCCGGACCTCGTCTTTCTTACCAGGTGTGTTCTTTACCTGTGCAAGAACGTCGAATCCGAATGCCTCCCGCATCGCGTTCATGATGCGGCAGAGACGTGGCTCCAGACAGACCGTGCTCTACGTGAGAGTACGCTGGACTGGGACACGCCTCGGACCTTCACACCGGAATCGGTTGGAAGGCTGAGCTTTTCGGACGTCCCTTGGGACGGTCCACTTCCCGAAAGAGAAGGCCGGCGTATTCTTGGTCTTCTTGAAGTGGTCTCGCGACTCCTTTCCTTTGGAGTTGAACTGGATCCGTGGTCGATAAAGCCACGACATGGCCCTGGTGCTGTCGCTGATCTTAAATCAGGCGAGGATAAGTATTCCTTTCCTGTTTGGCCTGATAAGTTGGGCCAGATCTTTCCGTGCGAGTGGTTTACCCACCCAACCGGTGATCTTAGGATCAGTAGTGATCCAAGTGATTACCCGTTCAGAGACCCGGGACTCCTGTCATTCTGGCAGGGTGTCTCGAAGCTTTGTGCGGTGCCTAAGACCTACAAGGGTCCTAGGCTAATCACTATAGAGCCGACAGCGATGCAGTACATCCAACAGGGTGTAATGCATTGGATGCGCGACCACTTGTCAAGCATCCTGCGGCAATCCATCAGCTTCAACGATCAGCAACCGAGTAGGGATATGGCTCTCTTGGCCTCATCCAGACTTGGGCTTGCTACCGTTGATCTATCGGAAGCTTCTGATAGATTGAGCTGTTGGACGGTGGAACGTTGCTTTCACAACGCATCGTTTCTCCAGGCGCTTAGTGCCTGCAGATCTTCGAACGTGTCTGTCGACACGGCGAAGTTCGGGCCCACTGTACCATCGATGGTATACGGACTCCGAAAGTTTGCAGGTATGGGCTCCGCCGTCACGTTCCCTGTCCAGTCAATCGTGTACACCGTTTGTGCACATGTTGCCGTTCTCGCTGAAAAAGGGAGAGATCCCTCTACAGTAAGACGGCGGTGTTTGGCTAGGCAGGCTGAACGGATCAGGGTCTTCGGGGATGATATCATCCTCCCCGCGAGTGCACTCCCATACCTCTATGCGACTCTGGCCCACCTTCAGTTGAAGGTGAATATGGGCAAAACCCATTGGACCGGATATTTCCGCGAAAGTTGCGGAATGGATGCCTATAAAGGGTACGAAGTTACACCCTTTTACCTTAGGCACGCGCATGAGGATCTACGTCGGGGAACCGCTTTGGCACAACATGTAGCTGTTGCCAACAACGCTTACCGCAAGGGCCTCTGGCACTTGTGCGAGCACTTGAGAGACCGTATCCCACACGATCATCGTGGCAGGATACCACACTCTAGCGAAGACCTAGGCGTGGTTACGCACTCGACGTTTCTGGACCGAACTATTGCGGCCGGAAGGCGACGGAATCGCTTCCAAACCTGGTCGGTACCTGGAATTCAGGTACTCGAACGGGAGGAGCGTCGAGTGCGCGAGAGTATTACGGACCTTCTCCAGTACTTTCTGGAAAGTTCGGGCTTTAAAGACCCGAACCAGCCTCTTCACTGGGAGGTTGGGTTCCGTAAACAGTCGGTTCTTTACTCAAAGAACCGATGGGAGGCCATAAGAGGCCGAGTTGTCATAGATCAGGAAATGGGACTCCTCTTGAAGAAGAACCGTTCTAAGAAGCGGTCCACTTCAAGGAGCCGTCAGCGCCACTAGGCGTTTCCCCATCGACTCCGCCC